ACTTCTTTAGGGGGGGTGACTATCGGTGCATTTGGGCTTTTTGCTTACCCTGCTCCCAGTAATAATGGGCTTTATATTTCCCCGATTTATGTCGGCGATACATTGGTTTTGCGCTCACAACTAAAACCAATCTGGCAACCGTTACAAATACGTCCGCTGGGAAATTTAACTTTATTAGCGGCTGATGTATCGCCTGTTTCCCGGCGTCTATTGTCAATAAGAACATCTTATTCAGGAAATAATACAGGCGAAACCCATATTGATATTGACGGGCCTTGGCGATGAGCAGCAGCGGCTTAATCCAGGTTGCGCTCGGCAAATCCGCTTTTCAATGGTCTTTACTGGCCAAGAAAGGCATTCAAATTCTGGTAGCCCTGGAGGCCGATCATAGTTATAAAAATCCAAACTATGGCGGATCAGGCGCTATAAAGGGTATGGTAAAAATAGGCGCTACCCCCTGCAAACGCCTGGTGCGGCTTTACGATGCCAAAACCGGCATTTTAATCCGAGAAACCTGGGCAGCCGGGGACGGCAGTTATACTTTTCCTGGACTGCGGACGGATATTGACTTTACTGTTACCGGCACCGATTACACAGGTGCTTACAATGATGTTATCGCCGCGCGTGTCAGGGCGGTTTAGGGTGGGCAACGCTTTTTTGCCCGCCTTTTTTTTCGTCCTGGAGCAATTTAATGACCGCAACTAATTTTTCTCCCGCTTTACGCAATGCCCGCAGCCAGGCGATTAGCGACGCCATCGGCGCAGGCACAGGCCCCGGCACGATCAACTTTTTAACTACGCCCAGACCGGCAGCGGGCGCGGCTATTACCACGCAAATGCTGTTAGCGACGGTGATCTGCGCTGATCCGGCCGGGACGGTCGTCAACGGCGCGCTCACCTTTTCATCGATAGCCGATGACAGTCTGGCTGATAATACCGGCGATGCGGACTGGGTGCGCGTTTATGATAGTGATGGCAACTGGGTGATTGATATGGATGTCACTGATGAAGCAGGCGCGGGGCCGGTCAAGATGATAAGCGAAAATCCCGGTATTCCGGCAACACATATTTATCAGGGTGGTATTGTGAAGTTTGCAACATTGGTGATTATGGAAGGAAATTAATGCCTGCCCTGAACGGAGTCATAAGGTGGCCACTGATTTAATATTTCAGGGTTTATACACGCCGCCGTCAGGGAATGCGGTTGATTTTAATTTTAACCCTTCATCTATTGGCAATGCCGAGGCCGGTTGCACATTCATTACCGGCCAGGTTGGGATTACCGGAACTGCCGCCTGTTCGATTCCGGTTTCACCGGCTGATTTAATATTTCAGGGTTTATACATGCCGCCGTCAGGGAATGCGGTTGATTTTAATTTTAACCCTTCATCTATTGGCAATGCCAAGGCCGGTTGCGCATTCATTACCGGCCAGGTTGGGATTACCGGAACTGCCACCTGTTCGATTCCGGTTTCACCGGCTGATTTAATATTTCAGGGTTTATATACGCCGCCGTCAGGGAATGCGGTAGAACTTAATTTTAACCCAACGCCTGCCGGTTATACTGAATATGCTGAAGCCGGTTGTGCATTTACTACAGATCAAGTCATTATTGCCGGATCTGTCGCTTTTATACCCAATGTTTACCTGACTAGCGCCGCTTTTACGTTGAGTGATGTTGGTATATCCGGTGAATCACACTTTGAAGCAGGCGTTTTCCGGGGTATTGAAGCAAGCCGCTCCGGCGTTGACAATGCCGGCCGGAATGCTTATTTGCAAACTACCGGGCAATTTTTACAAGGCACACATCACTATTCAGAATTAGAAAGTGCGATGGAACCCGCCGATCTGCTCTACAGCGAAAGCCGATTCGGCTGGACCGATGTGCCGCATCAGCATAAACCGGCATCATTAGCCTGGGCCATCGGTAAACCTTTAGCGCAGCAGCGCCAAGCGGATTACAGCGCCGCGCCTGCAAAGCATTTAAATCGGTTTACTGTCTGGGGGCAAGCCGAACCCTTGCAAGCGCAGCGCTCAAGCGCCTATATCGCCCCCGCCGCCAAACCGAAAGCTTGGCTTTACCGTTATTGCGAAGGGTCAACGCGCTTGCTAGCGTGGTCATCGCTTTACGGGATAGCGACGGATACTAACCGCTTGGAAAGCAGTTTATGGGACCAGGGCACGCCGCACAGCTGGCTTTGGGGTGGTTGGCATTACCCGCCGTTACCACCGCCGACGCCTTATACCGCATCGCCCAACTTGGCATTTTATCAGCTTGAGCCGGACTTTATCGGCGGGGCCGTTCTGGTTTTTGGCCGTCCGTGTTATGCCTGGCCATTATCAAATACTCGTATAACCATTTCAACAGGAGCCACTATTGTGCTACATACCATCAACGTAAAACGTACATCCGATAATGTCGGGATACCGGTATTATCGGCGACGTTAAAATTCGATGTTGACAGTTGGGCCTGGGGCGTAACATTAAATCTGAAAACCCCGGAAACAATGGCCTTGCTGGAATCTGTCAATGGCGAACCCAGAGAAATACAGATTGAACTGGACGGCATTTATATAACCGCCCTGATTGAAGAATGGGGCGAGACCCGCGTGTTCGGCGAACATACTTACACCGCGTCCGGGCGTTCATCCCTGGCGTTATTCGCCTATCCTTACGCGCCGCTACGCTCTTACCTGGAAGCGGATGAAAAAACCGCCGCGCAGTTGATCGATCATGAATTACTGAATACCGGCTGGAGCGCGGCCTACCATGCAAATCTAGTGCAGTTGTTTACCACCGATTGGCTGATACCCGGCGGCGCGTGGTCGTATCAAAACAAAGCACCCATTGATGCCGTTGTGCAGATAGCGCGAACCGTTGGCGCGCGCGCTTACGCGGATCGCAATGCCAAGCTGGTACACATCGCGCCGCGATACCCCATCAATCCCTGGGATTGGAACGCCGCCACGCTTGATCAAACCATCCCGCTCAGCCTGGTGCGGTCACTATCGACGCAACTCAACCCGCAACCGGCTTACAATCACGTCATCGTCTCCGGACAAAGCCACGGCGTCACCGTATCCGCCAACATTACCGGCTCCGGCGGCGATGTCAGCGCGCCGATGATCACCGACAACCTGATCACCTACGTGGATGCCGGACGCGAGCGGGCGCGTAACGTGCTGTCGAATACCGGCAGGCAAGCGCGGGTCACGCTGGACCTGCCTTTGAACGACACCACCGGCCTACTGGAACCCGGCCAGTTTGTCGAGGTATCAGACACTATCCCCTGGCGCGGCCTGGTAACAGGCATTAACGTCACCGCCGCTTATGGCGTAGTTAGCCAGTCGGTAGAGCTGGAGAGGCATTATTGATGAACTTATACCAGCAATTTCAGGCGTTAATCCCGAAAGCCTCGCAAATTATCGCCACCGTGCAGCTTGAACATGCCGACGGCACTACGACATGCCTAACGCTGGATAGTCAACAGATTAGAGTGCGAGGCGTTAACGGCCGCGCCGCCGGAGCAAAAGTATTGATTGCCCTTGACCCGGCGCTGGGATCTTCAATTATCGGCGATGCGCCGGATTTGCCGGGATTTGTGGTGGATATTTGATTTGCGTAGGTTGGGTTAGCGATAGCGTAACCCAACATTTACCCTCGATGCGTTGGGTTACGGCTATCGCCAGGCAATCCACCATGAATGATTATTTGTCTAATACCCATTTTTGAACCGAAATTCTTCGTCGTCCCGGCAATTTTTGAACAAAAGCGCGGCTTCATTATTCCTTCCTGTTTTTGGATGTTTTCTGTTATTCAACAAAATAAAAACTGATTTTTGAATCCTGATTCAAGCCAGGATCGATATTCTTTAGGTCTGCAAGCATCGTAGGTAATGTTTTGAAGCACTTTTTATCGCCCCTTGCGTTCAAAAGATCGTAAGTAATACCATTACCGCCCTCTATCATAAATCGCACCGTCAGCACGCCGTATGTCAGTTTTATGAACGGACAACATTGTCGGAT